GAAATAAATCGCGATGAGTATCGTTTTAAGAAATTTATAGATCGTTTACGGCAGCGTTTCATGGCGATTTTTGAAGATTTATTAAAAACACAGCTGCTTCTTAAGAATATTATCACCGAACAAGATTGGGAAGATATACGGCGCAATATTCAATGGATATACGCCGAAGATAACAATTTCGTTGAATACAAAGAAAGCGAAGTTTTAAATAATAGAATAAACACTCTATCACAAGTTGATCCATTTGTAGGTAAGTATTTCACACGCGAATGGGTAATGAAAAATGTATTACGCATGAGTGATACTGAGATTCAAGATTTAGTTCAAAAAATTGGCACAGATTCAGAAAATAATTCTGAATCGGAAAATGAATCTGAATAACGAGCAAGATTTTAAGGAGAAGTCGTGGACAAGCAAGAGTTTGTAAACAAAATTGCTGATAGTATAAAACAAAACAATTCTTTAGAGTTTCATAAAGTATTCGCCGAGCGTCTGAATGAACTGTTGGGTCAGAAATTGACTCAATTGAAAGAAGAAGATGAAGAAGTTGCTGATCCAGAAATGGATGCGGTGACGAAGATTCAGATGGCGGCTAAAAGTTATGGTGCAGGTGAAGTATTGTATGATCAAGGTGTACTTGTTGCTGTTTTACGGAGTAAACAAGCCGCTATTGAATTTAGCGATTGGCTTGAGAATTGTGAATATGTTGACAGCTATGGTATGGAAATACTTCATAACAAACCCTTAGAAGGTTATTTCGACAAAAATGATGTTGATATTGATTCTATAACTGATGATCGCAATTTCCAATTCCTATTTACAATTTTCCTCAATCCTGAACTTGTACAGTATGCTCCTTATGAGGGCGATGAAGAGGAAGAGGAAGACGAGGAAGAGGATAATGAAGAAGAGGAAATGAGTGAAAGTGTTGAAAGGGTTGATGAAGTAGAACGTAAAATCAAAGTAACCTCCAGAGGTAAGAAATGGATTAAAATGCAATGTCCGCGAGGATTCAAATGGAATCCTGAAACGAATGCATGTGAAAAGATTTCTGGTGCTGAATTAGCAAAAATGCGCAAGGCAATTCGTAAAGCATTAATTACGAAAAAGTCTCTTGGCAGTGCATATCGCATGCGAATCATTCGTAAAATGAAAAAAGCCATGCGTTATCGGAAACAAATGGGTCTACCGGTATAGAGCCATGAAACTTTTAGTCGAATTAAACGATAACTTAGACGTACAAGTATTAACTGAAGGTACAGGGAAGGAAAAACAATATTTTATTGAAGGTGTGTTTTTACAAGGAGAAGTTAAGAATAAAAATGGGCGTTTGTATCCCATAGAGGTGTTACGTAGGGAAACTAATCGTTATATTAAAGAGTATGTTGAGACTAATCGCGCTCTCGGTGAATTAGGTCATCCTACTAATCCTTCTATTAATTTAGATAGGGTTTCTCATAAAATTATTAGTTTGCGTGAGGATGGTAATAATATTGTTGGGAAAGCTAAGATTATGGATACCCCATATGGGAAAATTGTTAAAAGTTTAATGGACGAAGGAGTTAAGTTTGGGGTTAGCAGCCGAGGATTAGGAAGTCTTCGTGAGAAGGATGGCGTTAAGGTAGTTTGTGAAGATTTTCATCTGATTACTGCAGCGGATATCGTGGCTGATCCCTCTGCGCCCGATGCGTTTGTCACTAATATTATGGAAAATAAAGAATGGGTTTGGGAAAATGGAAAATTAATCGAGCGTGAAGTGGAAATCAAAAACATTATAAATACAACGGCGAAAAAAGGTAAATTAAATGAAGAAAATTTGATTAAAATTTTCGAATATATTTTATCACAAGTCTAAGGAGAACTCATGGATATTACAAAAGAATTGAAAACTCTTCTTGAAGGTTTAGAGCTCTCTGAGGATACTCTAGTCAAACTGAAACTCATGGTTGAAAAGGCAATTCAGGAGCGTACAGCTTCTTTACAAGAAGAAATTGAAAATGTTAAGAAAGAAGCTGAACTCCAGATTGAATCTATTAAAGTGAAAGCTGACGAGTATGCTCAGTACGTAGTTCAAGAAATAAGCGAAAAAGTTGATGCTTACGCTGAGTATGTAGTAGAAAAATTCATCAATGATAACAAAGCTGCTTTAGTTGAACATCAAGAATATGAGCGCATGAAGAATGTTTTTGAAAACATTAAACGCGCTTTTGAGGATGGTCTATTCAAGTTGGATGAATCTTCTACGCTTCATGAGATGCAGAAGAAACTCGATGAAGCTACTGAAGCTTACAATAAGTTGTTTGAGGAAACTGTAGCTCTCAAGAAGCAGCTTGAGGAACAGCAATTTGCGATCGTTTTCGAAAATCTTACTAGAGATTTAGCTGATACGCAACGTGAGAAGATTTCGAAATTGATCGAAAATATAAGTTTTGCTTCCATTGATGAATTTAAGCGTGGAGTGGAATTGATGATTGAGGAAATTGTTTCTTCTAAGAAGGAACAGGTAAATGAGACTAATGAAAAGCCTCAATTACAAATTAATGATAGGATGAAAGAATATTTAAGTCGCCTCTAATATAAATAAAGAGTGTTAAATTTTTCTGATCTAAAGGAGAAAAATAAATGAGTCAAACATTACTCGAAAAATGGGAACCTGTTCTCGAGTCTGACAAGGTCGAGAAGATTACTGATCCCTATCGCAAAAAGGTTACTGCCCAGCTGTTAGAGAACCAAGAGAAATTCCTGGCTGAGGCTGCACAAACCACGACTGGTAACTTACAAAATTGGGATCCTGTACTGATTAGCTTAGTTCGCCGTATGGCGCCTAAATTGATTGCTTATGATGTTTGTGGCGTACAGCCCATGACTGGTCCTACTGGTTTAGTTTTTGCGCTTCGTGCTCGTTATACTAACGCTACTGGTGCTGAAGCTCTATTCAATGAAGCTGATACTGACTTTTCTGGTACGGGGACTCACACGGGCAATGATCCTTTTGCTACTGGTTATTCTACTGGTACTGGTAAAATTACTACCGATGGCGAGGCGGATCCCTGGCCCTCCATGTCGATGACCATTGAGAAAACGAGTGTTACTGCCCGCACTCGTCAACTTCGCGCTGATTACAGCTTAGAGTTAGCTCAAGATTTGCGTGCTATCCATGGATTGGATGCTGAAAATGAGCTAGCGAATATTTTGTCTTCCGAAATTATCAGTGAAATTAACCGCGAAGTTGTTCGTACCATTTACACGATTGCCAAGCAGGGTGCTCAATTTGCGTCGACTCCTGGTACGTTTGATCTCACCGCTGATTCCGATGGTCGTTGGTCGGTAGAGCGCTTCAAAGGCCTTTTATTTGCCATTGAGCGGGATGCCAATGCGGTTTCTTTAGAAACCCGTCGCGGTAAAGGTAACATCATTATCACTTCTGCGGATGTTGCTTCTGCGCTGGTAATGGCAGGTGTACTTGATTATGCTCCTGCTCTCCAGAACAGCACTTCTATGGATGTTGATGCGACGGGCGCAACCTATGCGGGTCAGATGGGTCGTTTTAAAGTTTTCGTAGATCCGTATTTAGGTGCTGACATTTATGTTGTTGGTTACAAAGGTACAAGCGCTTATGATGCGGGCATGTTCTATTGTCCTTATGTGCCTTTGCAGATGGTTCGTGCTACTGACACTGCCACGTTCCAACCTGCGATTGGCTTCAAGACTCGTTACGGGATGATTGCTAACCCGTTCACGACTTTGAACGCTAATCAGAACGTTTACTATCGCAAGGCTAAAGTTCTGCACTTGCTGTAAGATTAAAACAATAATAATATCTTTCACTTGAAGCCTAGGGAAACCTAGGCTTTTCTTTTACTTGAAATAAATACTATTAACCAATTTCAGAGACATTGCCATGAAAGTATCTCAGCAAGGCTTAGAGCTCATAAAAGCATTTGAAGGTTTTAGGTCGAGAGCATACCAAGATGTAGTTGGAGTTTGGACGATTGGTTATGGTACAACACGCGTAGATGGACAGCCTGTTTGCCAAGGCATGGTTTGTACGCGAGAACAAGCAGAAGAATGGCTCCGTAAAGATGTTGACAAATACTTACAAGAAGTTTCAGCTTTGATCAATCCTAAAATAAAACTCACGCAAAATCAAATTGACGCCATTGCAAGCCTTGTTTATAATATTGGTGTGGGTAATTTCAGTAGAAGTACACTCTTGCGTTTGATCAATGCAGGAGATATGGAAGGAGCCGCGAAGCAATTCTTACGATGGAACAAAGCTGGCGGTAGAGTAGTAGAAGGTCTGACCCGTCGTCGCCAAGCTGAAGCAGAATTGTTCTTGACTCCAGATGGGCATAGTCTATGGGAAATTTAAATTACAATCTAGCAACAAATACCAATTTTAAAGTCGAGATTGCAGGAGTACCTGAATTCAATTATTTTGTCCAGAGTGTTAATTTACCTGGCATTTCAATGGGCGGAGTCGAAGTTGATTATGTAAATAATCAAGTATTCATGCCCAGCGATCGAATTGATTATGATCCGCTTGTTTTTACATATGTTTTATCGGAAGATTGGGGAAATTATAGGTTTCTTCATCAATGGATGAGGGATATCCGATCAGTAGATTATCCTCCTAAACATTTTCGTGATGTTACATTACATATACTCAACAACAATAAACTTGAGAATTTGAAAATTGTATTTTATAATTGCTTTCCGACATTTCTTTCTGAAATTAATTTAGAGTCTGCTGTTTCGGATACAACTCCATTAGTATCAACTGCGACTATTCGTTATCAATATTTTGATATAAGGTGAAAAGATGAAAATTGAAGACATTCGTGATTTGATGGAAAAAGATAGCAAAATTGACGATACGGCTCTTGATGCTGAAAGTCTCAAAATTCCTTATTTGCATAGTAAATGGTATGGTATCTTCATAGATGAATTACGTTTATTGAGAGGTCTCGAACAAGAGTACAATCGCTTACTCAAAGAAAAAACTGAGTACTATCTCGGTAAAGCTGATGATGAAGTTTACGAAAAGAAGCCTCTTGATCATAAAATTCTCAAACAAGATCTCGACATTTACTTGAGGGCTGATGATGATTTGATGAAACTTGAGAGTAGGAAAATTTTGCAACAAATGAAAGTTGAAATGATTGAAAACTTCATCAAGAACATCAATCAACGCACTTTCATTATTCGAAATGCTATCGAGTTCATGAAATTCAAAAACGGTATTGTGTGACGGATATCAAAGTTTACAAATATAACGAACTTTACATCCGAATTGATTCTGAACGTAGCATACTCTACGAGATTCAGGATCATTTTAGTTTTTTTGTAAGGAATTATAAATTCATGCCTCAATACAGACATGGAGGTTGGGATGGTAAGGTTCGTCTTTTCAATGTCGCTACGAGGTTGCTCCCTTTAGGATTACTCATTGATTTAGTAAAATTTGGTGAGAAATATAACTATTCAATTGAGCTTGTAGATAAAAAGAAATTTAAACCTATTGATTTTAAAGAAGATATTGAAGAATTCCTGAAGGATTTGCCTTCTATCACAAAAATGTCAGTAGAAGGTGAATATCAGTATCAGCTGGATGCTTTTTTGAAATGTCTCAAGTACAATAAAGCACTCGTATTATCTCCTACTGGTTCTGGTAAGAGCCATATCATATATCTCATAACTCGTTTCTTACATAGATATACTGATGAATCAATTCTTATTTGTGTTCCTACGGTATCGTTAGTCGAGCAGATGGTAAGTGATTTCGCTAGCTATGTGAATGATGGTTTTAATGCTAAATTTGAATGTCATAAGATTTACAGTGGCAAAGCTAGAAAATCTGACAAGAGAATCGTCGTAACTACTTGGCAAAGCATCTATAAATTACCAAAGGAATGGTTCAGTAATTTTGGTAGTTTTATTTGCGATGAGGCACACCAAGCTGACAGCAACAGTATCACTAAAATCATTCGCAATCTTCCTCATGTTCCTTTTAGGTTTGGATTTACAGGGACGTTAGATGGGAGTAAAACTCATGAAATGAGTTTGCGTGGAATGTTTGGTCCTATCTTGAAAACGACATCAACGAAAAAACTCATGGATGAGGGTGTCTTAGCTAAATTGAAAATTGATGTAGTGATACTTCAATATAGCCCAGAAGAACGCAAGCATGTCCATAAAAATTGTAAAACGTATCACGATGAAATCAGTTGGTTGGTTGATCATGATAAGAGAAATAAATTTATAGTTGCTACTGCTCTCTCACAACCAAAAAATACATTGGTGCTTTTCAATTTTGTTGAAGGACATGGCGAAAGATTATATAATCTCGCAAAGACATATGCGAAAGATCTTGGAAAAGAAGTTTTCTTCGTGCATGGTGACGTGAGCGTCGAAGAACGAGAACGAATTCGTCATCTAGCGGAGAAGCAAGATAACATTATTATTTTCGCCAGTTACGGTACATTCAGTACGGGTATTAACATTAAGAATCTTCATACTGTCATATTTGCACATCCTTTCAAAGCTCGAATTCGAAATTTACAATCTATTGGTAGGTCGTTACGTAAAAGTAGCGGAAAAGAAGAAGCAAAATTAATTGACATCAGTGACAATCTATCTTATAATAACAGACGTAATATGACTCTTGAACATCTTTCAGAGAGGCTTAAAATTTATGAGTCGGAACAATTCGAATATATTATCAGAGAACGAAAACTTTGAGATGCCTCTGAGGCTCATTAGTTTATCTAATGGGACTCTAGTTTTGGGAAAGATAGCTGCAATAGATCAGAATATAGTTCAGATGGTACTTCCTGTTTCATTGAGAGTCATTTATGATGGAGAAGGGGATATCATTACTACAAGTGCCATTCCATATCAGATGCCTTTTGTGACGGTGAGTCCTTTCAGTGTGGTCAACTTTAATTTCAATCAAATAGTGAGTTTTGCTGAACCTGCTCCGGAGTTAGTTGAACAATACAAGAGTATCACACAAAAAGTAACAGAAAAGTTTTTATTGGCTGCAATGAAAGAAATGAAACAAATTTCTGATGAAACAAAGAAAACACATGACGATATAGATTTTATTACTTGGGAACATTATCTGAAAACAATTCATTGAGGGACATTCATGGCGACAAATTATGTGGACAATGCAAAGTTTCTTCGTCTATTGAATGAATATATCGAAGAACGCGAGAAACGGAAGCAGCAAGGGTTACCTCCTCCGAAAATTTCTAATGAGATCGGCAATATCTTTATCGATATTGCAAAAAATTTAAGTCTTCGTTATAATTTTCATGGATACACTTTCAGGGACGAGATGATTGGAGATGGTATCTTGAATGCAGTAGAAGCAATTGATAGTTTTGATCCTCAGAAGAGTAGCAATCCTTTCGCATATTTCACACAAATCATTTATTGGGCATTCGTTAGACGTATAGAAAAGGAAAAGAAAGAAAGAGATGTTCGCGATGATATGATGTTTGATGTTGAAATTGAAACTTATACTACTATTGATGGTGAAAAGTTTGATCTAAATCAAGACAATCTCTATTTGTGGTTCAGCCAAAATAAGGAAAAGCCAGAATGAAAATTGCAATGATAACGGACATTCATTTTGGTGTCCGCAATGATTCGAAGTTCTTTCATGATAACCTATTCAAGTTCATTGAGAATACTTTCTTACCGCACATCAAAGAAAATAATATCAAGACTTTGCTCATTTTAGGTGATACATGGGATCGTCGAAAATATATCAATTTTTATACATTTCATGATGTTCGCAAACGATTTTTTGACAAGTTGCGTGATCTGGACGTTGAAACTAAAATAATCTATGGGAATCATGATGTTTATTTCAAGAATGTGAATGATGTGAATGGTATTGATTTCTTAGCCCAAGCTTATCCTAACGTAGAAGTCGTTGAGACATATAAAGTTTTTGATTTTGATGGATTAAAATTGGGCATGATTAGTTGGATTCATAATGGAAATTTAGAAGAAAGTCTTGATTGGATTTCGAAAGTTGATTGTGATGTGCTTTGTGGCCACTTTGAAATTAAGAACTTTGAGATGATTAAGGGACAATATTGTGAACATGGTTTTGATGCTAATATCTTCAATCGATTTGAATACGTCTTCAGTGGGCATTTTCATGTTACCAGCTCAGATGGTCGAATTTTCTATCTAGGCAATCCGAATCAAACTAACTGGAGTGATTATGGTTTAAAGAAAGGGTTTCATGTTTTCGATACTCGAACGAGAGAATTAGAATTCATAGAAAATCCTTTCTATGTCTATAAAAAGTATCAGTATGATGAGTCAATTGATTTGTTAACGTTCAATTATGATGAATTTCAGGATAAAATTGTAAGGGTTTATGTAAATACATTTGACCTTTCGAATCGACGTAAATTTGATCTTTTCATTGATAAGCTATCACAAATTGCTTTCAATGTTGATGTACAAGAAACAGATACTACTTTAAATGAAATTGATCCTGATGAAGCATCTGCAATTCAATATACAGATACTATGAGTTTGATTGAACAGTACATCGAAGCTATCAACTCAGAAGGTTTAGATAAGAAGAAGCTACGCTCATATTTCCAAGAAATTTATAATGAAGCTTTAGAAAAGTTGGCTGTATGATTACATTCCATACTATTCGTTATAAGAATCTCCTGAGTTTCGGTAATATGATGACTGAAATTCAGCTTGATCGAAGTCCTACTACTCTCATTCAGGGTAGAAATGGTAGCGGTAAGAGTGCTCTACTGGATGGAATCTGTTTTGCTTTGTTCGGTAAGCCATTTCGAAAGATCAATCGACCTCAGTTAGTTAATTACAAAAATCGCAAAGAACTTCTAGTTGAGATTGAATTTTCGACTAGAGGCAGTCGTTATATGATACGACGTGGAATGAATCCACAAGTTTTCGAAATTTATAGAGATGGAGAACTTATTAATCAGAATGCTGCTTCACGTGATTACCAAGAATATCTTGAGAGGAATATTCTGAGTTTTGATTATTCGGCATTCACGCAAATCGTTATTCTAGGTAAGGCGACTTATGTGAGTTTCATGCGGCTGAATGCTGATCAGCGCCGCAAGTTCATTGAAAGTATACTTGGTTTGAATATTTTTAGTGCGATGACTGAAGTTCATCGTTCAAAGTTATCAGAATTGAAGGAAAAGATCAACGAGGTTAAGAATGCGATAACAATCACAAAAGAAAAGATTGAACTTCGTGAGAACTACATTCATAAGTTAGAAGCAGATGCAGCCGCAAAACGTGAAGAGTTGACTACTAAAATTGAAGCTCAGATTGAAACTATTCAACGAGAAATCGCGGATATAGATAGACAAATACAAGAAATAAGCAACCAAAAACAAAAGATCGACACTGAAAAGCAAGAGAATTTAAAAGCTCGCATTCAGCAGCTCAATGGATTGATTGCTAAAAGTGAAATTCGACAGAAGCAATTGTTGAGTGATATTCATTTTTTCATGGGAAATGATGCTTGTCCTACTTGCGGTCAATCTATTGAAGAAGATTTTAAGAAAATTAAAATTTCTGAACTTGAGAATAAATCAAAAGAAATTTCAAAAGTAATTGAAGAACTGAGTAAGAAAAGCAGTGAAGCGGTTTCAGCTTTAAATGAATTCAATCATGCCATTGAAACTAATCATAAGTTAGCCAAGCAAATATCAGCGTTGGTTGCCAGTAAAGATGAAAAGTACAAACAAATTGCATTGTTGAGATCTGAAAAAGAAAAGGAATGTGATAATGATATGGAGAAAGTAGAAGCCGAAAGAAAGAAATTAGACGATCTTCGCGAGGCTTACAATAAATTGTTAGACAAGAAATCAGAATTGCTTGAACGCCTTGAGTATTTTGAGCTGATTTCAAGTATGCTGAAGGATACAGGCATCAAGCGCATGGTGATCCGAAAGTACATTCCTTACATTAACAATATCACTAACACGTACTTGAAGAATCTTGGTTTCTTTGTCAAATTTACATTGGATGAAAATTTCGATGAGAAGATTTTAGCTAGAGGCATCGACGAACTGAGCTACAATAATTTCAGTGAAGGCGAGAAGTTAAGAATTGATCTTGCCATCCTACTGACCTGGCGAGAAGTCGCTAAGATGAGAAATAATATGAGTACTAATTTACTCATCTTTGATGAAATTTTTGATAGTTCGATGGATCAAGCAGGCGTGGATGCTTTTGTTGAGTTGTTAGGGAAGATGAAGAACACGAATGTTTTCGTCATTAGCCATACACCCGATAAGCTAGCAGATAAGTTCTACAGCAGCATCAGCTTCAGTAAGGAAAATGGGTTTAGCAAAATGACAAATTTTGCTTGACATTCGAGAGTCTATGTGGTATAATTGTATTTCCTGATGGTGATAATTTAGATGGAGGATTTTAAATGAAATTATCTAAGCAGACTGTTGAAGTATTGAAGAATTTTAATGGTATCAACCAAGGTCTTCTTTTCCGTAAAGGTAATGTGCTCAGAACCATGAGCGTCATGAAGAATATTTTTGCCACTGCAGTCGTTGCAGATGAATTTCCGAGGGATTTTGCGGTTTATGATTTGAGTGAATTTCTATCGACGGTGAGTCTTTTCAACGATCCTGAACTTCAATTCAAGGATGAATATTTCGTTATTTCTGAAGGTAATATGAGGGTTAAATATTTCTATAGCAATCCAAGTGTGATTGTAAGTCCTCCTGATAAAAATATTGCTATGCCGACGCCTGATGCGACTTTTACGATAACTAAATCACAGTTAGAGCAGATTTTGAAAGCAGCTGCGGTGATGAAATTGAAAGACTTCGCAGTAACTCAAGAAGGATTGAAAGTCTTTAATCGCAATGGCGTTGGAAATGAATATACGATTGAGATGCCAATTGATTCTGAAGATGATGCCTTTGAATATATACTAAAAGTTGAAAATCTTAAGTTGATTCCAACTGATTATGAGGTTGCTATGACGAAGAAAGGTATTGCGCAATTCAAAGCAGAAGCCACTAAAGAAACTCCCAGCCTCGAATATTTTGTTGCTCTTGAATCTGAATAACTGATTGAGGTAATACTATGGCTGATCGTGAAGAATTTTTATGGGTCGAAAAGTATCGCCCTCAAAAAATCGCTGATTGTATCTTACCTGATCGTTTGAAGGATTATTTCATTAATATGGTTGGAAAAGGTGAGTTACAAAATATGCTCTTGGTTGGAGGACCAGGGACAGGTAAAACTACCGTTGCAAGGGCGCTTTGTAATGAGTTGGGTTTGGATTATTTGATGATCAATGCCTCTGAGAATGGTAATATCGATACGTTACGTACAACTATTCGTAGTTTTGCTTCAACTATGTCATTTACGAGTAGTTATAAGGTGGTAATTCTCGACGAGGCAGATTATCTGAATCCTAATTCAACGCAACCTGCACTTCGAAACTTCATTGAGGAATTTAGCAAAAATTGTCGTTTCATTATGACGGCAAATTACGCCAATCGAATCATCGATCCTTTGAAGAGTAGATGTGCGGTGGTTGATTTTCATTTTTCCAAGGAAGAAAAACAAGAGATGGTCATTGCTTTTGACCGTCGAGTTAAAGAAATTCTCGCCAAGGAAGGCGTTGAATTTGATAAGAAAGTACTTGCACAAATACTTGTTAAGTACTTCCCAGATTTTCGAAAGATTCTGAATGAACTTCAGCGTCATTCATCTGGTGGGGTACTTAAGAATACGGTTCTTACTAGTTTAAGTGATGATAATATTCGAAAGCTTTATGGTTATCTTCGTGATACTAGTAAGTGGCCAGAAATGCGCAAATGGGTGGCTGATAATTTAGATAATGATTTTAATTTGATCTGTCGAGCTCTTTACGAGAGAGCGGAGGAATATGTGAAACCAGGTAGTATTCCTCAGCTTGTTTTGACTTTAGCACAGTATGATTACAAAAACAGCTTCGTGATGGATAAGGAGATCAATTTGGTGGCAATGTTAACTGAAATCATGGCACAGGTGGAATTCAAATGAGTGAAAAGTTAGGCTTGTTTGATATCATCAATAATATATACGAGAAGAAAGGAGGATTTCTTTCTTCGGATGAACTGAAAAGCTATCAGCCGTATATGGTGAATCGTGCTCTTAGTCAGCACAGGGATTTGGTTTTCTTGGCTAACGAGCTAAATAGCTTGTATAATATTGATAAAGATATGCATTATGCATTCTTATATCATGGTGTCCCGAAAAAGCGACGTTACGGTAAATGGGCTAAAAATGAGGATGATAAGGATAAGATTGCTGTGATTCAAGAGTATTATGGGTATTCTTATCGCCGAGCTAAAGAGGTTTTACCATTATTGATCGATAAAATTTCTGAACTTAAACTGAGACTTGAAAAGGGTGGAAGAAAATGAGTGATAAAGAAAATCTTCTAGAAACTTTTATTGAAATTGAACCTGTTGATAACAATGAGTTTCTGAAAATCAAGGAAACTTTGACTCGCATTGGGATTGCAAGTAGGAAATCTGGTAAGGAAAAGCCTACTCTTTGGCAGAGTTGCCATATCTTGCACAAGAAAGGCAGATACTACATTGTTCATTTTAAACAGCTCTTTCTGTTGGATGGACGCGATGATAGGACTGAACTTACTCAGCAAGATTTAGATCGTACTGCTTTGATTGCGAGTATGTTGGAGCAATGGGGTTTGGTCAAACTGAAAAAGGAATTGCCTGAATTTGACCGAACTGTCAAAACAGTAGTGATTCCTTATAAGGAAAAAGAAAATTGGAATTTGCAGGCAAAGTATAATATTGGTAAGAAGGTGAGAAAATGACTACTCAAAAACGTCGCAGTTCGAAGAAAACTGAAACAATTGATCTTGGAGTGATTGAGATGGTTCCTGTTGAGCCTGATATGGATGAAGAAGAATTATCTGATGAAACGATCGTGGTGGATGAGACGAAATTAAATGTGACTATGTCAGCAAATCTTTCAAATGCAGTGCAAACATACTTGTCAAACGAAGTCATTACCAGACCTCGGATCTCTGTTGGTGTATACAAATTATCTGACACGGCAAGAACGCCAACTTATGCTACTGCTGGAAGTGCTTGTTTTGATTTGTATGCTGACTTTTCTGGGGTTAGGGCTGTTAGGGTTCACTCTCCTTCTAATTTTGAAACAGAGCGTCTCGTTCAGAGATTTCCTGAGTATGATAACATCCAAGGCGTAGTGATTGATTCAGGTGAAAGAGCTCTCATTCCTACGAATCTGATTTTTGATATTCCTGAAGGATGGAAGATGTTGATTTACGCTAGGAGTGGGAATGCTCTGAAGTTTGGCATGTCGTTAGCGAATAGCGTTGGTGTAGTCGATCATGATTACGTTAATCCGACGTATATTATTGTTTCTAATCAGAGCAAGGAACGTCTTGTTGTTAAACAGGGCGATCGTATAGCTCAAGCAGAATTAGTTCCCATCTATCATGTCGTCTTTAATTCTTTGACTAAGGCACCTAAACAAAAAACTGAACGTGATGGTGGATTTGGTTCAACTGGTCAATGAGGTAATTGTATGGCAATCAAAGCAGTTTTCTTGAATACAGGACTCGTGATAGGTGATTTTGAAGAAGATATGGAGGGCAACTACAAAATCAACAAACCTGTACTTGCAGTAGCCACTCGCGATAATGTCACTCTCATTCCTTTCTTGAATATGATGGAAGAGCAATCGATTACGGTGAAACCGAGTGATTGTTTGTATGGTCAAGTATTCACGCCCATCGCCGAACTTCGAAATTACTACAATCAGGTTTTTGGTTCTGGTATAGTAGAAGCGAAGAGCACACTTAAGTTATAAGTCAAGTTAAAATGATGAGAGAAGCGGGGATGTTGTTCTCCGCTTCTTATTCATCAGGATTATCAATTTTTGAAGCACGAGAACGTTTTCTTCTCTTTGGTACTATTTCTTCATAGTCTTCATCATCACACTCTTCAGTTGTATAAGATGGTTGTTTTTTTGTTTGGAATGCATTATATTTGTAGCTGATCCACTTACT